CGATAGGCGCGCTTTCAAAGCAGCTAGACATGAATCTAGTAACCGTTGCTCAAGAGAATCTTGCATCGCTGCGAGAGCCTCCTCCCCAATGTTACCAACTACACCTGGACGTATCTGGGCGAGCCAGTCTTGGAACGACGGCTGGGCCCACAGAGATCCAGGCCGTGTTAATAACACGGCGAGCCCCTGAAGACGGGATCTAGTCGTCAACACAGCTGGCAGCCGTGCCAACGTTCGATACCCATAGCCTAGGAGTCGCGCCGATATCCTTAGAGTCTCCTCTAAGGGTCGCACGCCGACATGCACCATGATCTGCTCGAGTACACCAAGGTCTGCTTTCGCAACACCAAGGGCAAGGAGCGAGATCGGAGATGCATCTCTTCCGGCGACGAAAGTTCGCTTAGCGAACTCGAATCCTCCGGTTGACGAAATCAACGATTTCGCGAGTCCATATTCCACTCCGATTTGCGAGAGCAGAATGAGGTAACCCTCGGCTACTTCCTCGTCCGCTAAGACGATGTCGTCTCCAAGTAATGCGTAATCCGTAAACCACTCAACCTTCCGGTATACGGCGTAAGCCGCGTACTGGACTAGGAGATGGTGGGTTAGCGAGAAGGCCGCCCATGAGGTTAGCGCTCCCATAGGCTGACCAGCCCCGTAACGGACCTTCTCCGGAGTCCCCTTAGGAACCGGGACTTTCGGAGCTATCCATCTTGGGACCTTATAGTCTCGGTCGACAAGCAACCGAACCCATAAGTCCGCCATCTTTGGCCCCAGTAATAAGGCCATGACGCCACGCTGCAGCTCCACTGGGAACCGATCCGTTGCTGCACTAAGATCATATGACCAGAACCGGGTCTTACCGTTCAATATAAGCGCCTTCGCAGGCGCCAATTGATCGAACGTGCCATCGGTAGGGATTTTACCCAGTATATGAAAGAGCAGTTTGTGGACCGGTGCCATGATCATCTGCGTTATGGCATCCACCATCGCGAAGACTCGGATCTTCCCCGCTGGCTCGACCTTGAAACCCAGTTTTCCCAGGTCAAAGGTTCCTCCGAACCCCGGTAGGTTCCGGGGGTACTGAGACAAGGTACCATCCTCCATCTCAGGCCTCCAACATGGGATATCGAACTCATGATCCCATAAGTCCGCATGCTGAAGGAAATCAACGGATTTCTTCGCGAAGTCGAGTAACCGGCTAATAAGCCGGTCTCCGGACAGTTGAAGCCATTCCCGAAGGAACGGGTACAGGCTGCCTCGGAACCTAGTCTGCCATACTATGGCAGACGTCAGCACCGACCCCGAGGAGGTGTTGGTATTAGGACCGGGTCCATCCAACGCCCCCTTCCCTGAGTTTGGTCCCGATGTCGGAATCGCCATATACTGGGGAGCCAGATCCCAAGGGTACCGTTCCCAGGTTTTAGGTGACCAGTGCGCGGCCAGTAACGAGGAGTAGGCTCGTAAGCCTTCACCCTGGTAAACTGGCGATCCAACCTTTCGGTCGCTTCGACGGCACTTATACCATGACCTGGCGATCCTCGGGCTTACCATTTCCAGTAAGACACCGAAGAATTCGTTTAAGAACAGGTACCATTCCTGCAGAAACCTAGGATCGATAGAGGCCGGTTTGGTGATGGTATGGAGTTTCAGCTTCCCAGGCACATCGATGACTCGATATAACCCGAAAAGAGATAACCATATTCTCACAGTCCAGATGTCCTTGGACCTTACCGCCGTCCTCATCGTCTTCGGGATCACGCGAGGAATACCACCAGCAGTCCGAGAAACCGCGCAACCTAGTTCACGGGTGTTACTAATCCTCTGGCCTCCGGCACTCTGTTGAAGGAGCACCGTACAAGCCTTCAGATAGATGACCACATAGGCCCACCCGGAAACGCGTTGTAAGCGTATGACAAACTTCGTATACTGGAAAATTGCGGTACACCACCGAC